CATATGTCTTAGCAGATTCAGTTGCTTCTAAATATTCTGTTTTTAAAGCTAACGCTGTATTTGTAGTTGGAGCATCTGTTTCGTAAAAAGGAGCATTAGGGTTAGAAGTTATCCTAAACAACCCACCATCTTCAACATTACCTAAAAGGGAAGATCCAACAAATGTTAATGACTTAGATAAGTTAGTAACTGTAACTGTACCAACTTTATAGGTTGTGGTGGCATCTATAACCTCAAGATTACTGGTAGCAAATAATTGTTCTTTACCAGATATCTCCATTTTCAAAATAAGATGTTTTGGTATTTTTGGATCTTTTATTATACCGACCCAATTATTATCTGAGATCATAGTTCTTCTTCCAGCACTAAATTATTAATGTTGAATATATTTGTTATGACATGTTGTTTATTATAAACATTAGATAATCTTGCAAGTACGAAATTTTGAAGATCATCATCATCTAAAATAAATACAAATGGATTATTAGCCCAATCAGTAGCTTCTAAGAATTGTTCAATCTCATCTGTAAATGCCGATGTCTTATGTGTAAAATTAAGCTGGAATGATTGCCTACTTTCACCTCTCTTTGTACTAAACTTTTGACCACCTCTTGATGAAGTATTTATTCCTACATTTGGGGCTTGTGAAAATTTATAACCAACATTAAAGTTTTTAGATAAAGCAATTTTTTTACCAAATACTAATTTTCCTATTTTATAAAAATCATCTGCAGTTTCTTGAGCATCTATAACTAATCTTGCATATCTCAAACTGGTTTCTGCTATTTGCTGGGATACTCTATCAACAAATACTACAAAAGTATCTGAAGAAGCCAAACCATCAGTTGTTAATGAAGCAGTAGTTATTTTTATTTCTGTGGCATTATTAGATTCTATTTTATAAGTCTTCCCACTTGCTGTTCCGCTTGTAGGTCTTAAATACATTGGTCTGTTTGGTCTTGCTAATTGATTAAGTTTTAAAGTCAATGAACTATCTGTTACTGTATTCTCAGTTACACCTGTGACTGTACCGCTTACTTCTGATCTAACTGTAAACGCTTGGTCAATTGTAGGACTACCCCAAGAATCTGCAGCATTCATTTGAAACTTACCAGTTCTAAAATTTATCCCAACAAGATTAATTTGATCAACATTAAAAATTTTATTTTCACCAGCATCAAATACATAAACATGCTCTGACCCATCATCTTCTGTTCTAACTAAATCAGATGGACTATCAGTTACCATATCTTCTTTTGGGAAAGTAAATGCAGAACCGATTGTCCATAAATCATCAACAACTCCATCAGAACCACCCCATGTTATCGTTACACCATCTTTAAGGAATTGAGGTTTTGATCCTGTAGCAGTCAGCCTTTGGACTAAGTCATCTGGATTAGTAAATCCATCATACAGCCCATCTTCATTTTCTACAAATTCAAGTGAATGAACTTTCATCGTTGCTGCATTTTTAGTTATTCCATATTCTAAAAAGCTTTGAGTATCAACTCCTGACTTACTTATCTCTATTCCTTCAACAGCACTTATCCATTTTATTCCTCTATCATGTGTATTTCTATACCAAATAGATACCGCACTATTTTTCATAGCTAATAAAAATTCATGGTCATCTGTCAATCCATGAACAACATTTTTAGCTACTGTATCTGAAAATTCACTCCATGTTCTTGCTTGCCATTGTAAAGCTCCCCAAGCATCTGTTTTATTCCCATCCATTACAGAAAATGCTGTGGTTGAAAATCTTAAAGTGGTTTGTATATGATTAGTTCCATCAGATAATTGTGCTCTAAATATACAAGCCTCAGTTGCTGTTGACCCACCTGAATCTATCTCAACTTTGAATCTTGCTTTAACACCACTGGTCGTCCTTACATTGTTTATTGTTCTTTTATAAAGTCTACTATCAACACTTGATGTAGTTGTTAAAGTTAAAACCCCACCTGATTCAGTTGCTGTCCCAGCTGCAGTTGTCAAAACAGAACTTGTAACCTTATCTGGTAATCCTAATATTGGATAGTAACAATCTCTATAAGGAGTTGACTCTGTAACATTTCTCCAAGCATGTGTCTTTATAGCAGATAAATGACCACTTGACCCATCCCAACTTTCAAATAATGTACAAAGAGTGCCAGCAAATCTTGTTAATGTTGGATTATAAAATCCTCTATTCGTAGTTGCTAAAATAGTATTACCTTGATTTGGCAATGGATTCATCACTTGAGCTGAACCCCAAGCAGTACCTGTTTTATCACTTGATTTGGCTATTCTCAAATCTCTGTTTTTATTTTCATGGGCAACTACATGAATCAATCCACCATCTTCTATTGTAGTCGTTGGCATTGAATATTCTTCAGAAGCGGAGGACATGACAGAAGAAGAAGCTAATGCCCAAGACGACCCATCAGCAGAAGAAGAAAAATAAATTTTACCAAAATTATTTGTTGCTATATCATAATGTTCGTATGTTGCTATAAATGCTCCTGTATCTAATACACCTAAATCGCAATGAACAGCACTCGTCTTTATAGTTACTTCTGCCCCCCATGTTGTCCCATTGTCAGTAGACTTTCTTGAATAACAAACTCTGCCTCTATGGTAAGATATTAAAATATTATTACCAGACCTTGCTAAAGATATTTTATTATTCTCATCTAAATCAGCTGTTATAGTTGTAATAGTTGCAAAAGTAGCACCATTATCATCTGACTTAAATATATTTATAGTTCCTGCCGCTTTATCTCGGAAAGCACAAATAATCCTATTCGGTATTGAAGCATTTGAAGCTAATTGCACCGCAGCAGGATGTGTGTAACCAGTGTTATTAGCATCTATAGAAACTTCAGTTCCCCATGTTCCTGCTGATATATCAAATCTTTTTGCAACAGCGTCATAATTTGCTCCTCCCTGATTCTTATTATAAACTGCTAACAGATCAGCATTATTCAATTCAATGCAATCAATAGAAGAAATAGTAGATTCAAAAGCAAGTCCAGTTGGAACCGTACTAACACTTGAAAATGAAGTTGTTATAGTAGAACTTATACCTGAGAATTGATAAATTCTGTCTGTAGTAGAATCACCATGTAATAAATTTCTACTGTCAAATGCCAACCCTGCAGGCGTAGTTGATGGTGAAGAAAATGATGTTAGTATCACAGAACTAAAACCAGAATGCCTATAAATCCTATCAGCATCAGAATCAGCAGATACTAAATTCTGTCCTTCAAAAGCAAGCCCAGTTGGATTAGTCGAAATAGAAGAAAAAGAATTTATAACTGTCTGGCTTATCCCAGAAAATTTATAAATTCTTTGAGTAGTAGCATCACCAGAAATTAAATTTCTGCCATCAAATGTTAATCCAGTAGCATTTGTTCCTGGTACTGTAAAGCTGCTCAATACAGTATTACTAACACCACTCATATGGAAAATAATACCAGAAGTATTAATCAAAGCAATATCTCTCTGATTAACAAATGCCAATCCTTGTGGGTTAGTAACTGGACTTGAGAATGAATTTACTACAATTCCGGTATTAGCAGAATGAAGATATATCCTATCTGTATTTGAATCTGCTGATAATACATTTTTTCTCATTTGTCATATACTCTCTGTCACAACCTCAAAATCTTCAAAAATAGGTTCAGCATTCAACCCAAAGAATGTAGCACCTCCGTCATCAGAGAATATAAACTTTGATGTACCTATATCACCAGCCGTCTTTATCTGTACAGTTATATCAATAGCAGAAGAACCAAAATAATTACCAGCACTTACTAATGTTAAAGAACCAGTGTTGTTTGTGCTCTTTACCGGTTGATCTACAAACTCATCAAATTCAGATGTAGATGATAAAACATTATCTTTTACTAAATTTTTATTTGCCAAAATTACGGAACTACCCATAATTAAACTCTCTCAATAATTTCATCAAGTTTCTTTTGGTGGTCTATATCAGTTACAATTTTTAGATTTCCATTATTTCTTTTGTTTTGTTCTTCAACTAAAATATCATTTACTCTTTTTAATGACATACGATCAACCTTATGGTCACAATGAACATTTTTATCTACAAATATTTTGTAACCAATATCTATTGCATTATCACACCAAGTAAAATCTTGTCCGCAGGATATTTCACCTCTCTCATTATATTTACTTTCATAAAACATTGTTCGTCCTGTTTTCTTTAATAAATGTTCTTTCATCTTTACTATAACTTCTCTTTTTATTAATAAGCAAGAAGCACCAGTAGCTGAGCACTCCTGTAGTCTTATATCTTTATTCTTTTGCCAATCTACATTAGCATAACCTCCACCTACTTTATCTAAAATAACTGCAAAAGGATAACCATATTGAAAGCTAAAACAAGTAGCACCAACAATATCCTTATCATGACTCACCAAAGAATCTATACAATTCTGAGGCGGGACAATATCACTATCTATCGGCATAACATAATCATTATCACTATCTAAAAATCTATGCATACATTTATTCCTAACAGAATCTATCGGTTTTCCGTCAACTATATCTATATTTAAAATATATTTTCCTGGTTCTATAAAATTATAATGCGTTACATTTTTCAAAACCCACATGAAAAGTTCTGGCTCAATTCTTGTGTATGGAGCAATCGGGATACTTATAAGAATTTTTTTAGGTTTATCCATTCATTTCTCCTGTTAAAATAATGTTAGTGTTAATTAACTTATTGAAGATTTTACTCCATCTTTTCCTATTAAAATTTGTTTTACTATGGCATGACTTACACAAAGTAATTAAATTTAAAGGATCGTTATTTTGTTTTATGTAATCAATATGATGTACAGGAAACTTTTCTTTTCTACCTTGTTTCTTATTACATAATCTACAATAATAACCATCTCTTTCTCTAATTAATTCTTTTAATTTTTCATTAAAATCTATTCCATATGGTTCAAAAGAAGAACCATTATTCCAAGCAGGATTTTTATTCCCCATTTTAGCTAAACTAAGTCTTTGTTTTGTTTCTTTAGAACGTTTCCTACCTTTAATTTTTTCTAAAATTTTTAATACTGTTTCTTTTGAAACAACCTTACCAAGATTTACAATTCTTAATTTCTCTCGAGTTTCTTCAGATCGAATTTTACCTTTATTGCCCAACCCAATTTTTCTTTTTGTTGCTTCTGTGTGAGGTACTCTTTTTTTTCCTAACTTTGCGAATCTCATTTTTAATCTTGTCTCTTTAGAACACAACCATGCATTAGGATTTTCCTTATGAGCTTTAACCATAGATAAACTCATTTTCTTTTTTGTCTCTTCAGAAACAATTTTACCTTTATGGGCTTTAGACATTTTTTGTCTATATTCATAAGATAATTTTTTACCTTTATTCCAAGCTATTTTTTTCATAAAAGCCTTTAAGAATTCACGAGGTTAAAATTCTCCGTATTTTGCTCTTCTACCATCAATCTAAAATCTCCTATGTTCCTGCTTTGATTATCTGAATTCACTTCATCTATTATTGAGTTTAAATCTTTTGCAAATAAGTTTTCTACAAAAACATTTATAACTTTCCCTCCTCCTCCATTTCCTAATGGAACTATGGCTTCTGGTCCTGATTCTGCCATTAACCCAACACCCCCACTTCTTGTGCCAAGCATTAAAGTAGGCTCTTTTACAATACCGCCATCTTCAAAAAAGCTCGATATCCCTCCTACTATACCACCAACTACTGCACCAACAGGACCACCAACTAAAGCTCCAGCTGCTGCCCCACCTGCTACTCCACCAAGAGTACTTCCTGCTTGTCCTCCTATTACTTCTTCTCCTAATTGACTGCCAACCGCACCACCTACAAATCCAGCTCCAGCAGAACCGAGAAGCACTCCACCAGACAAACCTGTACCTGCAAACCCTGCTGCTGTAGTTGCCCCACCTGCAGTTGTTGGACCAATAAAACCAGCTACAGGAGCACCTGCTGTGCTACTACCTAAAAAACTACTACCTACTTGAATTAAACTGCCAATACCACCTCCACCAGTACTACCTCCAGATACACCAGTAGGACCACCTCCCAGTGCACTTGGAAATAAAAATCTAAACACTGCTGATGCAGCAGCTTCTGCTGCCATTCGAGCAAGCATTTCAATAAAAAGATTCAGCATATTCTGCATCAAATCTTTAAATGAACTTCCTATATCTTTAAAATTTCCTTTTAGAGCTTCTGTAAAAATATCTTTGAAACTACTACTTAAAAATTTATAAGTTGCTACTCCAAATTCAGCCATCTGTTGATTAACTGATTTAAAAGCTAATAATTGACTTGCAATCCCAATTTGGAAAGCCTGAATACGTGTAACTTCTCCTGCTATCAATATATTATTTAATTTATTATGAATTTCTTGTCTTTCTTTAGCAGTAAGGTTTTCATCATTGACTTGTATCAGCAATTGAGCAGCAGTTTCTTGTGTTACTTCTTTTTTAAGTTCTTTTAATTTTTCTGTTGTCTGCGTTTCTATATTTACAATTGCTGCTGCTGCATTTTCTTTAATCAATGCTTCAGCTCGAGAACCTACTTCAATTTCTAATAATTTTTCATTAGTAGCATCTCTAACAATTTCTATTTGAATCCTTTCTTGTTCTTTGACAACTCTGGTCAAATCTTTTATGCCAGCCTCCCTTGTTTTGCTCGCAAGAGTTTGTTCTTTTAAAATTTTCTTAATTACATCCTCTTCTGCAGAAAAAGCTTGTAATTGTAATTTTTTTCTGATATTTATTTCTTTTTTCAATACTTTTGTTATTTCCAACTGGGAAACTATAAAATTTGGAACTTGTTTTTGCCCTAATTTTAATATCAATAACTGTGCTTTTTCTAAATCAGTAAGAACTTTCTTAGCCTCCGTTCGTACAGTTACAAATGGTTTCTTAATAGGTTCATCCAATTCTTTTACAGTCTTTTTTAAATTAGCAAGTTGTTTTTCCATAGCAGCTAAATCTTCAGTTGAGGCTGGAACAACTTTACTAAACCCAAACAAGCCATCTTCTAATTTAGTACCAGTTCTTATTTGCTGTTCAAGAAGTTTAATTTGATCATTGAGTCTTTCTGTAGTATCAATAGCTCCATTTAAAGATTCTGCTAAAAATTTTACAGTTTTATCAGTAGCAGTTATAGCAGCCAAAAATCCAACTGCTCCTATTTTACCAAAAAAGATAGACCCTAATAAACCACCAACCCCAAAAAATGTAATATTTTCTAAAAATATTTTAGCTAAATCTCTTGTGATACTAACTACAGATATAAATGGATCTTTTAATTCTTTCATTACTTTTAATATATCTTTGCTTGTTTCTTTAAATTCAGTGTATCCTTTATCTAATAATTCTCTAACAGCATCTTTATTTTCAGTAAATTTATCAGCTATCGCCTCTAAAGCTTCTTGTAAATCTGTACCTCCTGTTTTAATCAAATCATTTATAACAGGTAACAAAACATCTCCAATTTCAAATGCAGCTTTTCCTAATCTATTCCCTAATAATCTCAATTTACTTGCAGTACCACTAATAAAAACATCAAATTCCTTTTGCAAAGAAGTTCCTCTTTCTACTTCATCGCTTGCAGTTTTTAAATTTTTTGCCATTAACTCAGTGCTATTAGATAAAGCATTAAATACTAATCTTGCTCTGGAGCCTGAAATCCCAACTGCTTCAAATTGAGCAATAACTTGGTCAGCGGGCAGTTTACTAATGGCTTCAGACCATTTTTGAATTGTACCTATTCCATCTTTTTCTATCGCACTTCTAAACTCTGCAGCAGTTAAACCCATTTGTTTTCCAAAAACATCTGCCTTTTTTATCATATTTGCAAATGTATTACTAACAGCAGTACCAGCTAACTCTGACCTAAATCCTAAATCTATCAAAGTGGCACTTAATCCTGCAACTTCTGAAGCACTTAAACCTATCTGTAAAGATGCTGGCCCTAATCTTCGCATAAAATCTGCTATTTGAGGTACTTTAGCTGTAGTAGTATTTTCTAATTCATTCATAACCCCAGCTAAATTTTCTATTTCTGCTATGGGGATTTTAAAAACATTTGCTATTCTTGCTAAAGATACAGCAGCTTCTTCAGCTGTAAAATTAGTGACTGTAGCAACTTTAGCAATAGTCTCAGTAAATTTAAGAATATCAGGAGCACTCTGAATACCGAGTTGGCCAGCTACAGCACCAATTTCTGCTAATTCTCTTGCTGATATTGGTATGACAGTAGATAAATTGATAAAATCTTTTCTTAAAGTGTCTATAGCTGCTGCAGATAAACCAGTAGTTTTTCTAACACTTAACATTGATGTTTCTAAATCTACAGTTCTTTTTATCGTTACCCCAAGACCAGCAGCTAATCCTACACCAGCAATCACAGTAAATCGTTTTACAGCCGTACCAGCAAATTCAGCAGCTCTCTTTATCTTTGTTCCTGCTTTAGTAAAGCCTGCTGAAAACCTTTGAGCGGCACGTGTTCCTTTTTTATCAAGCTTCTCAACTTCACCAGTAAATTGACGAATGCCTTTTATCGCTCCGCTGGGATCTGTGGTTATGGAAAGTGAAATCACCGCCATCGTTATACCGCCTTCAATTTACTATTAATCAATCTAATTAGAAATAATTTCCATTTTTCTCTGTTATAATTTGTCTTTGGATGACACTTATTACAAAGAGAAATTAAATTTATTGGATCATTATTTTGCTTATCGTAATCAATATGGTGGACATGAAGATATTCATTCTTAACTTTTATTGAGCAAATTCTACAAATATAGTTATCCCTTTTCTTAATTAAATGTTTTAATTGAGTATTAAACTCTTCACCATATTCTCCAAAAGATAAACCACCTTGCCAATTTGGACTTTTAGAACCTTTTAATCCTTTCATTGGGCTAATTCTACCTTTATTTTTTTCACTTATCTTTAACCGAGTTTCTTCTGTATGCTTTTTCCCAAACATTCCATGATCTTTACCTTTTGCTACATTTAAAAAAGTAATTTTTCCTTCAGCTATCAATTTTTTACGAGTTTCTCTCATTTTTCTTTTAGTTTCATCAGAAGCTTTTATTCCAGTTTTAGCTTTACTCAGTTTCTTTTTAGTTTCTTCAGGCATTTTCTTATTTTTATTCCAAGGAATGCAACCTTTTATAAAATGAGTTGTACCTGTGTTACTCTGAATTTTCTTTCCTTTATTCCAAGCTTTTCTACCTTTAAGTTTTGCTTTAATCTCTTTTGATAATTTTCTACCAGTCAATTTTTTACTAATTCTTTTCTTCATGTCTTCGGTCATAGGTATTCCTTTATTCCATGCGATTTGACCTTTCTTTCCTTTCTTTGCTGAAGGTTTACCTATATGAGAATCACTCATTCTTTTTAAAACTTCTTTAGAGTAAATTCCTGTCTTACCTTTGTTCCAAGGAATTTGGCCTTTTTTAAATGGCATGATTACTTCTTTCTTTCTTCAGGTGTATATTCTTTCACTGTTTGGGCAATTGTAAATAGTTTGTTTAAAACCTTACCAGTACCTTCATCTTCTATACGTTCTTTAAATTGTCCCCAAATGACAGTTTGAAGTTTGAATTTATTTACCACTTCTGAATTTAATACTTGATACAGTTCAAAAGAGGAATAATTTTCAATCATTAACTTTGGGATAACACCATATCTCTTTTCACACACCTTACAATTGGGTTCAAAGGCTTCATCCTCCTCCATATCCTGGTAACACTTCTCACAGGATACTTTAGGGTATATCATTTTGAAGCTGATGAAGCTTTCGAGTTTTTTAGTTCTTCCTCAGTCTGTTTCTCGTCTACAAAGTTATTAATATCTTGTGCAAAATCCATTATAAAATTTGCATGAGCACCAGATTTATCTGCTAATAATTTTTTATGTACCTTAGTACATTCAAGAGGAGTTTGTTTTCCTGTATTATCTGTAGTAACAACACCTTTCCAATCTTCTACCATCATATCCCAAAGATCAGCATCCCATTTCTCATTATCTGTTTTAGACATTTCTATTTCCTGTCTAACGCCACCCCTCATTTTCGTTTTAACATATTTATTTCTTGATTTCCTAATTGATTCTGGGCTTGCAAAACGAATTTTAAAACTTACATCCTCATCATATTCAGCCCAAATACCTTCTCCTCCTACAGATAAATCCAACAGCATAAAGTTTATCTCCTTTCAAAACATTAATAAAAAGCTCCCCATATTTCAAGGGAGCCATAGATTTAAGCTAAAGCATTTGCTTGTAAAACTGAGAATGTTTCTATTCTCAAACTTTCTGTAAAACTACCTCTTGCTTCCTCATTTGCTCCTACACCATTTGACAAATTGCCGTTACCATCCATACCATCTCTTGCTGCTTCTGCTTTCTTAGCTGTAAAGCTAAAAGGTGCTGGAACTTTACTAAATCCACTAACAGGTCTTTGAGCGTCAGATATCTGAACAGCTGGCATAAACATTTCAAAAGCGTAGTAATAAGGAGCATTTCCTCCTGATTGAATTTGATCGGTTGACCTTGCTCTTGCGTCCATTTTTAAAACTTGTCCTGAGATAAACCAATTTTCAATACTTAGAGTTTCTGCGTCATCAAACTTTGGTATTTCAAATGACCCTGTTATTTCTCTTGCAGCATCTCTTAAAGGCTCATCAACATAAGGGGCATTCAATGAAGTCAAATCACCAACTAAACTGTTATTCAAATTAAGTGAAAAACTTGTTGGATAAAACTGCTCATCTCCTGTCAATGCATTTCCTGTATCTACTCCTATCCTAAATTGGAAATCTTCAAACCTAATAAACTTCTTTGGTGTTGCTACTGTTGCTGCTGCTAATGAGCTTGTAGTTGCCCCTGAATTCCTTAAACGTCTTGCTATAACATCAAAACTGACTTTAACAAATTCACCAGCAGCACCTGTGATTGTCATACCATTAATTTTAACAGAATCATATTCATGAATAGCCGTACCACCACTATCACCAAATTTATCAATAGCAAGTGAAACAAAATATCCTTCAAGATCATCTCCCAATCTATATGAAGCATAATAAGCATAAGGTTTGTTAGCTCCTATCTGCCCTAATGGTGCCAGAGGAGTGTCAGCCCTACCCATTGCCATCGCCATCATTGTGGCAAGAACTGGACTTGAATATTGGAAATTTGTTTCAATAGTACCTGTTACAGTTTGAGAACTTGTGAGACCTGTCCCCTGATCTGCCGTACCTGTTAATGATTCATCTGTTAAAAGGTTAGATGAAAAGACCAAAGCTTCACTTAATATTTCTATGCCTTGGTTAGCCACATTGGTATCAATAGCAGTGCCCCAAGTAGCAGCCTTTCTTATCCCTATTTTGGTAAGGTAGCCTTTCGCAATTGGCATCGTTATTTCCTCCTACTAAATCTCTTCTTACTTTTAGGCTTTAATGAGTCTTTGCTTGACTCTTCATCAGATGTGTCTAAATCTGCTTTGTACTTTTTTTCTGGTTTATCCTGTCCTGTATAAGGAACAACCAATCCTTCACGGATAAGTCTTTCTGCCATTTTATCCTCATATCTATTTTTTCCTGGTCGTATACCACCAGCTTGAGCGTGGTTTGTTGCTCTATCATTAGGAAACCAGACTTCAATCATTGTTGCCATCTTAGTTCCTCCCAAACATTATTGTTATTAACTTTTTTGCCATCTTCTTGATGCAATATTCTTTTTCTACAAACTTCCTAACCTCTACACTATGGTCTTTAATTTTTCCGTACCAATCATAAACATATCTTAACTTTTCAACCAAATCCTTTTCATCCACATTTGGAGCAATAGTTTTAACTCCGTAATTCGCAGACACATTCTTATATGCCAATGGTATAGCGGTCTTATCATTTATAAATCCCTCCATTCCTCCTATTGAAGGAGCCATACAAATAAGTCCAGATGCCATAGCTTCTAATGCGGGCAATCCTGTTGCTTCACCTCTGCTGGGGAAAACAAATACATGATTGTCTTTATATAAATCTAACATATCTGCTAAAGCTAACCTTCTGGAGTCAAAAATTACATTATCAGTAAGATTATAAACTTCCTGTTTACCTTTACCATTCGTCTTTAAATAAAGTCTTACATCTTTTCTATTACCAAAAGCTTTCTGAAAAGAACTTGCTACAATATCCCACCCTTTACGAATAGATGTTTGACCTATCCACAAAAAATTTAAAGTATCTTTTCTTTCTTTTTTTTCATATTTAAAAATATCTAAATCTATTCCTTGAACACAAACGTGTATTGGTTTCTTTACACCATTCTTTTTAAAAACCTTTTTATTATGCTCACACACCGCAATGACTTCATCTGCTTCATCTATCTTCTTTATCAGTGACGGATGTATATCATTAGCTTCGTGAGTGGGCATAATAAAACTCTTTTCAGTTTGTCTATTATATAAATGAGCTGATAAGTGCTGTAATTCAACATTTGCTTTGTGTACAATATCAACTCCTTGTCCTTCTAATTCTTTTCTTATAGTACGTTGACCTGAACTGAAGCCCATTGCTTCACCTGCAAAATGATTGAACTCCAAAAATTTCAATCTCATAAATAAAAAACCCGAATACAATACAGGCAGTAAAAAATGAATATCAATTACCTACTCATTTTCCTGTACCAAACTCGGGTTTACCCCTATAATCTAATTCTTATACTGCTATTTCTAAAGTACTTTCAATAAACTTCAATTCACCATGTCTTACAATAAATTTATAATCAATTGGATTGTCATATTTCTTGGCAATCATGGCAATATCATCAAGAACCTTCTCTAACACAATGCCTGTACGACTCATCTGGCTTTGATCAGTCATAAATTTTAAATTGCAATAAATTACATCATCACCATTAACCCAACGATAATCAACGAATCCTGTAGGCAAATCTTCATTTAATTTTTCAATATGTTTTAAAACCTTTTTAAATTTTTCCATTATTTTTATTATATAATAGAAACCCATTTTTATAAATAAGTATTTACTGTGTTCCAAAATATAACTGGTTGTAATTCTAACCAATCTTCTAATTTCTTTCTATCTAATATCTTGATTTCTGGGTAAGAATACATACCTACTTTTTCATTCACTATCATATTACAACCCGATAAAAATGCTTCCATACAAGACCGACCAAACGCTTCTATCTTATCTGGGAAATGGATGAAATTTTTATATGTTGGATAAATATCACGAAGCTCCATAGCATTACATTCAAACATATATTTGCCATACTTTGATTCTTCTATTTGATCTATTATCTGATCATCCCCTTTTCCATAAAAAGCTACTTGTCTATCATTATTTCTTGCCCAAAGTAATACATCTTCTATACCTTTGTGGTGTTGAATATTACCCACCCAACAAACATCTAATTCTCTATCCTCTTGTTCAATCCTATAATAAAATCTTTTATCAAAACAAGGAGCTATACAGCAATTATTATCATACACCCCCACACCAAACTTTTTATAAAATTCTTCTCTGTGTAATGGGGAAAGAAATATATTGATCTTTGCTTGTCTTGCTAATCTTCTAAATAAATTATCATGAGGTGTGTCAATGATATCTCTATGAGCAAGGATATATTTCTTTGTATCTATTATGAAATTTAATTGGATAGGAGTAAGTCTGCGGAAGTTATTTACTATGTACAAATCACAATCTGTCTTAAAATCTTTACCACCTATGATTTTATGAATCTTTACACCTGAAGGAGCTTCAAAAATTAAATATCTTTCTGAATCTTCAGCACCACCAAATCTTTCAAAATCAGATATCCAACCAATAGTTTTCATGCCGTACCAGCGTCTGTTCCTACATGCTCATATTCAACTTCTACATTCATTTTGAAAATAGCATCTGGGTGAAGTACTCCTTCATCTGTCTCAACAAATGTTACTCTTGCTATAATGTTAGCAGTTGAAGTCCAAAAGGTACTGGTTGAATCCAAAACTATATCTTTGACATCTGCTATTAAATTATTCAACTGTGTTGATGCTACAATAGGAGTTTTCGCATCTTTATTAAATCTAACATACCCATAAATAACTATATTAAATAATCCTCGAGCTTGCCTATTAGTTAATAATGTTACATTCTCTGTACCATCAGCTACAAACAAAGCAGGGAAATTGTCATCATCCATCTCAGCTGGATCTTTCAAACTTCTTGTTATGTTATCATTTGAAACATTTGATCTAAAACTATTTGCCACATCTATTGTCTGTAAATCTACTACTAAATTATTTAAAATAGTTTCACGAAACGGAGTCGTTGTTGCCATTATTTCTTCTCCTTCAAGTCGAGTTTATTCATTTCTTTTTTTATCGTTTTTCTTAAAAGCGGTATATTCTTTTCTATAGCTGGTCTAAGATATGATCGTCTTGGTATTTTAACTACCATCACCTTACCTACTTTTTGTAAAGCCATTCTTCTCCAGAAAACACTGGTTTCACCACTTTCAAAAAATTTGAACCAAAAAAACTTTTTTGATTTAGCTGTTACTGTAGGAAGGGCAACCCCACCTAATTCGTGTATTCTTGCATATGGAACTCTTTTTAAATCTACAAATATTCTACCAATAACAGCTTTGCCTAATATTCTTGTGTCCACTTTTATGTTGCTTCTTAAAGTACCTGACTGTTGGCCCAATTGTTTTGTTACATTTTCTTTAGCATCAGTAAGTATTTGTGTTAAAAATATCTCCTCTACAATTCTTTTTAATTCTATTAAGATGTTACTTTCAGTTTTCTTAAAAGTTTTTACTGCTGCTTTTGTTCCTGTAAGTTTAAAAGTTAAAAAAGATCCCATCAATCAATACCTCTGAAAGAGCTGAAACTTCCCCTTCCTATCTTTTCTAATCTTTTAACTATCCTATAAGGACTAACAAATTCTTTCACATCATCAGGCATAAACCCAATAGATTCATAATTTATGCTTGTATCTCCTTTACTTGAACCGCTTTGCCCCCACCTCTTTCTGTCTCTTCTGTGGTATAATTTTGATATCCATTCTGCTGCCCCCATCCTAATGTCTTCAGGTACATCAGCAAATCCTCCTGTGTAAACTATCTTTATATTTTGCTGACCTTGGCTGAACACTACTCCTGTCTGTAATCCTGCAGGAATTAAATCAGACTGATTTAGTAATTCAATCCTACCTTCATCATCATAACTCACAAATTCAGTTGAAGCAAACGCAGTTGAATTTCCAAAATCTCTATTTACATCATCATTCAATTCATCTATTGCCACTATTGGGGGATTATCTACATACACAAATCCCCTTCTGCCATTACCATCATGAAATTCTGTATACTGAGTGGCTATAAAAGTTCTTCTACAAAATGTTTCTATTCTTTTTGTAACAGATGAAACAGCCTTATCAAGCCATCCATCAGGTCCTGATGTACCTATGTTCAAATGTAATTTTATATCTGATACTGATATTAAAAATGCTGACGAAGCAATCAATGCCATTTTATTTCTCCTTTGCTATAGATTTTTCATACCATTTGACAGTTTTATATAATCCATTTTCTACATCTACAAATTTATAATCTCCAATTATAGATTTTAACTTTGTTATGTCTAACACCCTTCTTATTTGACCATCTGGTTTTGAGCCATCCCAAAGTATATCACTTTTAAAATTCAAAGCCTTTGCAATATGGTAAGATATCATACATATCGGCGTCTCAATTCCTGTCCCCACATTAACTGGAGAAGTAGAATCGTAATCAGCCTCTATTACTTTTATTATAATATTAACTGTGTCTTTTACATATAGAAAATCTCTTGTTGGCTTACCACTCCCCCACAGGACAACCTCATCTCCTCTTGTGTCTTTTACTACATGCATTTTTTGAATCATGTGCGGGATGACATGAGCGGTATCTCCAAAATGATCATGCTCACCGTACATATTAGCCATCATCAAATTAATTGAATCTAATCCATAAGCTTCTTTGTATAAATTAGATAACATCAACGCTGATCTTTTTGCTATGCCATAAGGAGCATTTGTCTCTTCAGGATAACCTTCCCAAATATCTTCTTCTTGAAATGGTATTCTTGGTGGTACTTTTGGATAAGAACAAACCGTGCCTATATTAATAAGTTTAGAAATTTTATTTTTATACTTCCTGCAAATTTCAAAAACTCTATAAATAATATCTGAATTTTTTTTGTATAGTTTTATTCCATTGTCCTTGTTATATCCTATACCGCCACAATCTGCAGCAAGATTAATTACTATACCATCTTCTAAATCTGAAAATAAATATCCAAATTGAGTATAATCAAAGTAACCTTCTTTTGCCAAATCCCATTCACCACTACCCAATGAAGTAACATTAGCTCCGTAACTTTTTAATTCCTTACACAAATTCTTACCTAAAAATCCTGACCCACCAAATACAATAATATCTCTATTTTTTACCAATAAGCTCTTCTGGCTCATACTTTACTCCTTCGATATAAAGTGACGGATTAAATTTATTTTCTGTCAACGATTCTTTTATTATAAAAGTCATATTATTTTTAACAAAAATATAACGTAATGAATCTTCATCCCAACAATGCTTATGTGCATCAAGTCCACTACTCTTCCTGTTATAACTACCATATATCAGCCTATAACAATGCTGGTTCTTTTCGTAAATACTACCCATGCCCCATGCATGATGATTTAAAATCATAGAACATATCCCATATATGTCAGGAACCATCAATCTCAATTTACCACCTATTTTTAATAAATCTATCCATCGCTTTAGTGCTTCTTTTGCTTCATCCTTATATAAGTGTTCCAACACATGGAAACAAACTATTTCTTTTATAGAATTTTTATTATACTTTCCAAGTACACGAATATCTCCAAACTCATCACAAAGGATAACTCGTTTTAATCTTTTATCTCTAACATAATAATCCTCTAACTTTGTTACAATATTCTTTTCTAAATATTTCTCATCCACTAATCCATCTTTTACTAAATTAGAACCTGGATGCTCTATATCTATATTCTTATAGCCTTTTAAATACACCGTTCCACAGCCAAGATGAAGTTTCATAATTAAAATGGTAAATTTGAAAATCTAATTGGTATGTCCCCTATAATTTTGCCTTTATTGTTTTTATATTTATAGGAATTATTTTTACTAATTTCTTTTTTATATTTGTGTAATTCTAACCAATGTTTATTCCACATATCCTTATCATCTATTTGATTGAATGTTTTACTGTCTTCATGGATCAATGTAACAGTAGATATTCTTTTCTGGAAATAAGAAAGATATCCATTTTGATAAAACTTCCTCATACATTCTAAGGTAGCACCAGGATCAGTTGTATTAAAAGGCAATAAAGACTCAACAGCTTTCCTACTTAAAATACCAGTACATTCATTCCATGTTAAACCAAATTGTAAAAATGCTTCTATAGATGCTTCAGGACTTTGTTTATAATTTATTATACTGAAAGTCTCTGCTGCTCTTTGACCACCTATACCATGAAATGTACCATCTTCGTGTCTTATCAAAGTCATACCATACACAGCTGAAATCCATTTTTGCTTCTCCATTAGATTAATACAACTGGCAAACCAACCTGTATCTAAATAATGATCACTGGTGTTACAAAAAGCAATATAATCTCCATCAGCTATCTCAACACCTTTCCTCCAAGCATCCATTACACCTTTGTCTTTTTCTCTTATGTAATGAATATTCTGATAGTAATTATTGATTGTCTGATCTGTTTCATCAGTAGAACAATTATCTATTACAATATACTCTTTAAGGAAATTACCTTTTTGAGCTATGATAGAAGTCAAACATTTGTCAATAAATCTTCCACCGTTGAAACTTGGTATTATTATACTGATCTTTTTCATAACTTTGTTCCACACTTACCACACTTCTTAGTAAGCACACTATCTTTTTCAAAGGTAACATAATATTTCAAAGGGATTCTACCGCACTTGGGGCATCTGAAAACTATGCAATTCTGTATCTTCCTGTCCTCAAAATCTTTTTTCTTTTTCTTCATCTTTCTTTCCATCTCAGTTTATTATAAAACTGGTCAAATATTAAATTTTCTGTTTTGTTACACCTAAGACAATACCTAACAATGCCTCCTAATGGGTGCAAAGATTTATTGCTCCATTCGTGATAAATATTAAACCAACATAAAGTTCTTTGGATCATGCTCTCCTCACTGAATCTCTATGTACACCAGCTTTCATACTTGCTATCATCCCAGATGCTTCCATATAATTATCTACAATAGAACAACCTTTTGGAACAATATCAAATGGCTTATAAATATTTCTATTTTCTTTTACAAAGATAATTGGTATTCCCCAGTTCGCACAAGCTTCATGAGGATGACCCCAACACCCATCAGGACTTACCATCACATCAATATCATCAATTCTTAATGTGTGTTTTGATCTACAATTATATTCTACAACTTTAGGAGCTTTATGTAATCCTTTTAAAATACAATGAATGTAAGAAACAGATACTAATTCTGCAGCCTGTCTTGGATCTACTATCTCATTAAAAGTTTTTAACACCCCACTTTCATAAGGTGCATGAGCACATTGTAATTCTAATTCTCTTGAAAAATGTCGGGAACATAATGCTTCTGCTCCCCCCCAAGGATTAACACCACCTTCAGTTAAATATTTTTTAGATGTCACTTCATCTACATCTACTACTGTTTGAATTGCTAACACATCAAAAGGATTACTTTGCTTATATAATTTAATTTGTAAAACAGCTTCGTCTGCACCAGTCATAATCCCAGACGCACTACCATCTGGTTTAAAAATACCATCTAAAGTCAAAAGAGTATCTAACTCAATAATTCTAATATCAGACCCGATTGTATTTCGTGCTGCATTTATACTATTTATTGTTTCATTCTTTAAAGGTTTATTAACTGCTAACAAAACTCTGTTAGAATATACTTCCTCTAATGCTATTTGACCTTGTAAAAATCTATCAAGAATAGAACCTTCAACATATAACATATTCTCAGTAGATTCATTTATATCAGATGCATTAATTACATTTGGATGAACTATTAAATTTTCACAAACAGATGCCAATAACTTTGCTGATGGTGTAGCATCACCTGCGTGGCCACCTATCTCACACCCAATCCCTGTTGGTATAATCATTACAACATTCATATTCTATTCACCACTGTTTTCTTTTTTATTACACCTTCAAAATAAGCTTTACTAAAAGCTATAGCACACTTAGCATCAAAATCTTTACAACTAAAAATATTAATATAAATACGTTTCATCTCATCAAGAGCATGAACTGTAATATTACTGGTTTTAATAAATTGAATCGCTGATGTACCTTTTAAATGAGCAGGTGCTTCTTTATATTCTTTTGGATATCCTTTGTAATCCCAAAAGTGTAAATCGCACCGTTCCATATCTATATTATTGCATAGTAAATGAAAAAATTTCTTCAATTCTTTTCTCGTAAACTTCTTTGGATTACATTCATAAATATCTAAAATTAATTCTTTTCCATATGTTTTCATATCACTCCTAATGTTTTAAATACTTTTTCAAATTGCTTTTCCCAAGTGTAGCAATTAAGACACCTTACCTGCCCAGCTTTTGCAATAACCAATCTCTCTTTCCTATTTTTAAACCTACTATAAAATACTGCTTTCTCTACCAACTCTTCTGGGCTTCCATAAAATAACATTTCCTTATCTTCCTCAAACAATTCAGTTAAAAATGGTTCTCTTTCAGCCAAGTATAACCCACCCAAAGCAGGAACTTCAAAATCTCTCAGCCTTAATTGCTTCATTGCTTTATTTCTATAATCAGCATTTTGTAATCCAGAAAATCCTAAACACACTCTTGATTCTAATACTGTCCTTATTAATCTTTTATACGATACCTTCCCCATCAATGTATAACTTACACCTGCATTAACCACATTAAAAAACAAAGGCAATCTATAGCCATAAGGCTGACCAATAAAACTTATATCAAAAGCAAACTTCGGCATGTTCCTTTTATCTACTCTATAGAATTGAGGATTGATCCCATAAGGAGTTTGTATTACTTTTGCATTTACACTTTTATAGTTATCTACAGCAGCAATGTTAGTAGTCCAGTTTAAATCAAAGAAAGGTGCTGTCATTATATTGCCACGTTCAAACGTATGAACATCATTACATCCAAAATTAACTATTGGTATTTGCCAATTCTTTATTTCCTGTATATACTGAACATCAATCACAGGATCAGACAAGTAACCAAAGATAAGATCAAGTGGCTTTTCTGCGTGAGCCTTTGAAATTTTCTTTAAAAGTAATTCATTCATTTCTTTTTTCTTAACAGGTATCCAATCAGGTTCATATTGCTTGTACCCATCTGCTTTCCAATCCCACGAAGTCACTGAATGCCCCATATCTATCAATGAATCAACCAAATTCATTTTTTCCCAATTAAAATACTGAATAGCACAAAATATATTTAATTTTCTCATTTAATAACCCTCACTTTAATATATATCATTTTATTAAAAAATTTAATCCATTTATTTCTATTAAAATTTGTCTTAGAGTGGCAAGATTTACACAATGAAATTAAATAATTAGGATCAATATTTTCTTTGTCATAATCAATATGATGAACATCAAGCTTATCGTGAAACTTGCTTCCGCTTTTTACCCCACATAATCTACAACAATAATTATCTCTTTGTCTGATAGATTCTTTTAAAGTATCTGTCCAATTAAAACTATATGGCAATTTAGAAATACCTCCCTTCCAATTGTGGGATTTATTTCCTTTCTGTGCATTACCTATTTTCTTTCTAATTTCAAAAGACAAATGTTTACCCCAATTAGGATGTTTTTCTTTTGCACAAATACCTTTATGAGATAAACTTAATTTTTCTTTTAATTCAATCGTAAATTTTTTACCAAAATTTGGATGATTTCTTTTATCTTTAAAACGATTCTTAGCTGCAATGCTCATTTTTATTTTTGATCCATCAGACATTTTCTTTCCCAACATATATCTTGAATTATTCTTACTTATTTTCCTTTTTGTTTCTTCTGAGTGTTTAAAGCCTTTTAAAGTTTTTGATATTCTTTCTTTAGTATCTTTTGTTCTTTTTTTACCTTTATTGAAATGACCTCTTTTCCATTCTCCATACTTAGTTAATTGACCACAACCACATTTACATTGCTTCATTTCCTATTTTCCTCAAATAATCTATTATAAATTTTCCAATGAACAAATTGATCACCATCTACTAATAAATAATCTTCACCTATCAATAATTTTTTAATTCTTTCATCAATTGCTTTTGCTTGTTCTTCTGTTTCAACCCTACCTGTTTTTACATACGACTTTACTCTGTTTATAAAAACATTTATATTATTGTATGAATAATAAATATCCTCTACAAACTCACGAAAACTTTCAGGATAACCTTTTGGCATATATACCAATGTCAATAACAATGGTGAATCTGTTATAGCATACTCAACTTTTCCTTTTAGTCTTTCTAATTTTCTATTTTGATTTGCAAAAAGATATAACTGATCTTTCAATGCATCTAAATTATTTTCCCATACTACTTCTTTAGCAAACTCATTTACCAACTCAACCGACATATGTTTGCTTTTCATTAAGTGAAATAACCCAGCTGCTGCTGTGCTCTTACCACAACCAGGACCGCCAAATAAATTTATTACTTTCATTCTTTATCAATAGTTAAACACACAGGCATAATTCTACCTTTATGAATAGGATTATCTGTAACATAAATATCATGTAATGTATTTGGATCTAATCTCATTATGTCGCTTCTATCTATTCCTTGATACCCAAGTAAAGTATCAAAAGAAATATTCATTTCATTCACCCAATCCAAATAAATATCAGTAGTTAAAATAACAGTACCACCTTTTCTTGTTACTCTCAAAGCTTCACTTATTACTTTTCTTCTTATTGGGTATTCTGCAAAAACTTCATCTCCCTTTTTAATTTTACCTGTATGGTTATTGAAGATCATATTGGTAGGCACATGCTCCAACACACTAACCAATAATGCTACATCAAACTGTTCATCTTTAAATTTATTTAAATCAGTACAACTGTTATGCACTACCCTCATATTAATACAACCTGCAGCTTCTTTCATATCATCCCAATGACCTGCTTCATAATTATCTACAGCAGTAACTGTATACATATCATCATTAGCGATGAACTTTCCAAATGCTGCATCTCCCGCACCTATGTCTATTATGTCAGCATTCCTATGAGTCTTTTCCTTAATAAGATTATACACAAAAGGATATTCCCAAAGTCGTGTATTATCTGTTCTCAACTTTGGTTGTTTACTCATTTTATGAATCAATGGAGCATGAGCCAAACACCATTTTCTTGATGGTAAGTAATGTTGTATTTTCATATTCAGCCAAAAAATTTATAAAATAATTCTTTCAAT